GAGGGCCAGCGCCGAGGCTTGGTAGGCCTTGGCGTCACCGGGAGTCATAGCCATCCGCTGTGCGCCCGTGCGCATGAAGTTCGAGTAGAACTGGAAGGCGTAGCTCTGGAACTGCAGGAACAACTTGCCGTACCACTTGTCCATGAGCAGGGGCTGGTGGCCCATGCCGCTGGTGTAGCTGGCCCGCTTCTGGGTCTTCTCCAGTGCGATGGTCAGCAGGTCCGACATCTCGTTGCCATCGGGGTCCTTGAGCCACTTGTGCATGTTCGGCGACACCAGACCATTCGGGTGAACGGTCGCGTGCTTCTCGAACAGCGCACCCAGGCGCTTCGCTTCGCGCTCGCCGATCCCGAGGGTCACGAGGTCTGCTTGCTGCCCAGGGGTCAGGTTGGCCCAACCCTTCTTCGTCCACTCGGCGAGGTTCGCCAGTTGCACGAGGCCCGCGCTGCGGCGCACGGAGTCGCTGAAGCCGCGCAGGAGCGACATGGCGTTCGTCTTGTCGGCCGCGAGGCCCAGGTACTTGTCGACCTTGCCGGTGACCTGACGGGTCATCCCGGTGCCGAAGCCAATCATGTCGGCCGCACTGCCGCGCCCGAGGGCACGATCAGAGGTCGCCATGTGCGCCGCGTTCTCGAAGGTCCCCAGGATTTTCTGGAGTTCCTTCATGCCCGGGTCGCCCTTCTTGGCCTGCTCCAGGATGTACCTGAAGTCCTTGCCGGCGGTCGCCGCGTACTTCATGAAGCCGCCTGCGCCGCCACGTGCAGCCATGGCCGCCGTCGCGATGTCGCCGGCCGCGCCGAAGACGAAGCCGCCCATGTAGCGCAGCAGACCGATGCGACCGACCTTGTCAGCGAACCACGTCAGACCGTTGTTGTCGGTAAGGTCGTGGCGGCCCTTGATGCGGTCCCATCCGGCAGCGATGTCCTCCTCGTTGAGCTTGCGGGCTCGGTTGAGGCGGGCGACTTCCTTGGGGTCCGTGGCCTTCTCGATGAGCGCCTGGTAGTCGGAGTTCATGTCGCGCAGCACGTCCTCGCGGGACTTGCCATTGAAGGCCTTGTGCAGTGCGAGCTCGCCACCCATGTCCTGGGCGTAGCGCTCCATCATGTGGACCACGTCGGTCTCGATGAAGCCGAGCTTCTTCAGTTCCTTCAGTTCGCTGGTCGACCATTCAATCTTCCGCTCTTGCAAGCGGCCGGTCTTCGGGTCGCGATCCAGCAGCATGCCGCCGGGCGCACGGTCCGCACCGCGCATCGAGTCGACCCACTGGTCCACGTACTGGGACAGAGGGGTCGCGCCTTCGACGCGCTTCTTCGCGAACACGGCACGGCGCAGTTCCTTCGAGGACTGGGCCAGTTCCTTCCGTGCGATCTTGAGACCCGCGCGGTTGCCGCGATATACGTCGCCGGCTTCGCGCCACGCCTTCTCAGCGTCCGCATAGGCCTGACGCAGGGCGTCCAGGCGCTCACGTTGCTGCGCGAGGTTGGCGCGGTAGCCAGGGGCCAGCACGCCTTCGCCTTCGTTGTCGATGAGCTTCTGGACCTCCTTGTCCACCGCAGCCTTCCAGTCGGCCGTGTGGCGCTGCCGGGTGGCCGTGGCCTCGAACTCCGACCGCGCAGTGCGCAGGGCGTCCTGAGCCTCACGGCGAGCCGCATAGGCTTGTCGCAGGTCAGCGTTGATCTTGTCGATCTCGGCCTGGGCCTGCGCGAGGTCGCGCTCGGACTGCCAGTGCTCGGGGGCGAGCGGAGACAGCGCATCGCGCTCGGCGCTCAGCGGGGCCTTGTCGGCCTTCAGACCATCGACGACGGTCTGGGCTTCCGTGGCCGGGCGCTCAGCAGCACGCACTGCGGCGGCCTGCTGGTCGAGCTTGTGACCATCGGCGGCCATCTGGGCACGCAGGTCCTCGGCGAGTTCGTCGGGGTGCTTGACCCGCGACAGCACGTCGTTGACCTTGGCCTCTGCCTTCTCGGCGCCGCGTGTGAGCGACGCGAGGTTGCGGGCCTGCCAGTTGCCCTCGGACTCACGGACTCGCGCCCGCATCATCTTCAGGTTGGCGTCCTTCAGGTCAGCCTTCGCCACGTCCAGGCCGTCCGAGATGGTCTCGAACAACTCGGTGGCGCGGAGTTGCTTCTGCTGTGCGCCGAGCAGGCGCTGCGTGGCTTCCTCGACTGCAGCATCTTCCTGGCGCCCACGGAAGTGGGTCAGGATGTCGTTCTGAAGCTTGAGGTCGCCGGACTTCACGATGTCGTCCCAGGTCGCGTGGGCCGGACCGCCAGTGACAGCCGTCTCGCCAGCCACAGGCTTCGCGTTCGGGTCCTTGATGTACCCGTGCTCGACCAGGAACTCGGCGTTCGGCTTGTCGCTGAAGTGGCGCATCGCCATGGCGCGGAGGGCGCCCTGGTTGTTGTCGATGGCCTGCTTAACGTAGAGCACCGGCTTGCCGTAGTTCTGCTTGCGCAGCTTCGGGTCGGCGAGGCCGATGCGCTCAGCCTCGTCCATCATGCCGTCCATGAACTTCGTGGCCTTGTCGGCCGCGTCGCGCACGCCGGCCAGGACGCGGGTTGCTTGGTCGCCCTCGATCCCGATGCCCTTCAGGGCTTCGCGAGACTCGATCTCGTTGCGCACGTTGTTCGTCATGCGAGCCGACAACTCGTCGTCGATCAGGTCGAAGAACGCCTGACGCGGCAGGGTCCGCCGGTCGACGGCGCCGAGCGTCGCTTGATCCAGCAGGCCGCCGGCCGCGTGGCCGAGCTTGCTGGTGCCCAGGTCCATGGAGGTCTCACGGAACGTGGTCTCCAGGTCGCGGATGAGCGCTTGGCCCTCGTGCTTGTACATGGTCACGTAGGCCTCGGCCTCCGGTGCATGCGCAACGCCGCGCTTGTTCTTCTCCAGCATCAGGCCGCCCAGGTCATACAACTGGGCGATGGCGGACTGGCCGCTGCCCTTGTAGCCATTCATGCGGCCCAGGGGCGTGGGGGCGCTCAGGACGCTGTCGAGCGTCGAGGAGACCTTGCCGCCCGTGGCGATCTTGTCGTCGCCCTGGCGCACGGCCATGGCACCCGCAGAGCCACCGACGTGGCCTGCTTCTTCTGGGGTCTGGCCCACGTTGTGCTCGACGGTCGGAATGTCGGCGTCGAGGTGCATGGGGTTCTCAGGATGCCCGGGACGCAGCGGGCTGTCCGGCGGGAGATGGCGGAACAGCGAGCCCAGGCCGGCGCCGATGAACGTGCCGGTGCCGATGTTCAGGAAGGCCTCCTCGGCGGTACGCGTGGGGTCCATGCCTTGCAGCGCGGCCTCGGTCGCACCAGCGTCCAGGAAACCCGTGGCGCCACCGGCCGCCATGCGAGCAGCGAGGCTCGTGGCCCGCATGCCGACACCCAGGGTGCCGAAGCTCAGGACTGTCGGCAGGTCGAGCAGCGACACCGCCATGTTGGCGAGCATGCTGCCGCCCTGGCCCTTCGCGATCAACTCGCGGGTGTCCAGGTTCTGGCGGACGACCTCGGCCTGCTGACGGAACTGCGCCTCGCTGCGCACGTGATCGAACGCACCGGAGGCGACGAACTGCTTGGCGAAGCCATAGCGGTCCTTGTTGGCCGCGAAGTAGCCGAAGGGGTCGAAGGACGCCGAGCCATCGTCGAGCGGCGAGTCGGCGCTGACGCCCATGCTGCGCAGGCCTTGGCCCGCGAGGGTCTCAAGCTGCCACGTGGCCTTGGCGACATCCATCCAATCGGGGTCGTGCAGATGCGCGGCGACCTCATCTTCACGCACGCCAGTGGACGGCGTGGTGTTCGTCGCCAGGGCGTTCTGCTCGGGCGTGAGGTTGACGATGGGGGAAGTTGAGAGGGGAACCGCAGGAGCGGTCGTGGGGTTCGATTGGTCCATTGGTTCCAAAGGGGGTCAGGGGTACTTGCTGAAGGGGAGTTGGAAGTGCGGGCCGTCCCGCAGGGTCTTCCAGTGGCCGCCCCATTCGATGAGCACGCGCCGGATGGACGCGGCCTTGAACATGCGGTCGGCCAGCTTTTCGTACATGGCGAAGTCCCAGTTGGCGGAGCCGTCTGGGTTCAACACCACGAGGTCCACGGCGTGACCTGTGAGATGCCGGGAGTTCTGGGTCTGGGACTTGCCGGCCTTGACCAACTCGCGCTGGCGCTCCGGGGTCCGCAGACCTTCAGAGACCTGGAAATTCAGCGAGCCCTTCGCGACGATCTCCACGACGGCCACGAGGTCCGGGTGGACCCCCGTGAGGCGGTCGAGGCTTCGTTGGTTGAGCGCCATCAGTGACGGTCCTGGGGGTTGACCTCGGCGACCTGGGTGCGCCCAGGGATCGCGTTGGTGGTGTTGTCGAAATACTTCTCGGCACCAGCGCCCATGAAGCGCGAGGCCTCGTGGTTTCGTCGAGACGCGAAGCGGCGGTCGCCTGTCGCTCGGATCAGGTCAGCGACCTGATTGGCTGGCTCGCCGCGCTTGATCGCTTCGACGACAGGCTTCACGTTGACGCCCTGGTAGAGCATCGAGACGAGAGCCGCACGCTGGTGGTCCTTGATCGCGGTGCCGCCGAGTTGGCGGTCCAGGATCGCGTTCTTCTGCAGGATCATGTATTCCTGCAGAGCCACCGCGTTCTGCTGCGAGATGGGCTTGCGCCCGTTCAGCACGTCGTCGTAGGCCGGGCCGTTGGAGCCCAGGGCCGCTTCGTACAGTTGCCGGCCGCCGGGCTGCGTGAGGTTGAAGCCGTAGCCGACGCTGACCTCGTGGCCGCCGACGTTGTCGCCATCGGTCACGCGGAACTTGCCGGCCTTGCGCTCGGGACTCAGGGAGCCGTGGTACGCATAGGTCTCGTTGCCTTCGGCGCCGCCGATGTCATCCTTGGCGAGCTTGAGCCAGCCCATGGGCGTGGCCGCGCCCTCGAAGGCGGGAGTGGAAGGTGTCTGGTTTTGCATCAGTCCTTGGAAGGCTTCCATGTTCCAGCCAGAAGCCGGCCGACTGTTCTGCGCCCACGAGGTGAATCGGAGTTCACCGCGCTGCGTCATCTGGTCGATCTGCTTCTGGAGGATTTGGTCGCCGACCTTGTTGGGGTCAGTGTTGTCAGGGAGTGCCATATCAGTCTTTCTTCAGGATGCCCTTCGCGTTGTCGAGACGCTTGGAGCCGCCGACGAGACGCCAGCCTTCCTTCACTGCATCGACCTGCTGGCCTGCGATGTCCACGTACTTGTCCGCCGCTGCGCCGGCCGCACCCTTGATGGCGCCACCGATCTCGCCCCACGACGCGCCGTTGCTGGTCGTGTCGGGGTTCGCTCGACGTGCTGCGCCGGCCGAGCCAGTCGCGTTGGGGTAGCGGATCGCTGCGCCGCCTGCGGTGTCCACGGTGCCCGTGGCGCCCTGGGTGTCCTGGCGGAACTGCATCGTGTCCTTGCCGCGCTGCGTGATCGCTGCGTCGCGCTCGCGCTCACCGAACTTCAGGCGACCGCCGTAGTACAGCGTGTAGCCCTGGCCCTTGTCGCCCAGGTAGCCGTCCTGCTGGACGAACCAGCCGGGGCCGAGGTTCTTCTTGAAGAACTCCGCAGCCTGTGCCGGGTCCGTTGGGACGGTCTGGTTCTCCAGGCCGGTCTTCGAGTTCCACATTGAGCTTGCGCCCGTGCGAACCGCGAAGGTCTGTCCAGGCATGAACTGCAGCGCTTGGCCGGTGCCGTCACGAACGGACGACAGGCCGGCGGCATTGGGTCGCTCCAGGTAGAGCTTCTCGCCCTCGGGGAGACCAGGGAAGACCTTGTGAGCCTTCGCCGCGTCCTCGGCCCAGGTGACCACGAGGTCCTCCTGCTTGCCTTCGGCGTTCGTGATCTTCGTGCCGGGCGCGTAGATCGGCGAGTAGCCCTTGGCGATGGACAGCGGATGCGAGGGGTCGTCGTTAAGCGGGTGCGCCATCTGACGGCCTTGACCCTTAAAGGGGTCGCGGATCGCCTGGAGGGCGCCGTCGTATCCGGGGACCATCAGGAACTTGCCAGTCTGGCCGGCGACCGCCTGGATCGCTTCGTCCAGGTTGATCGCGCCACGGGTGCGCTTGTGCAGTTGGAACTGGTCGAGCAGCAGTGCGTCGAACGTCGCGGCCTCGTTGGAGTCCAGGGCGACCGGAGCATTGCCGAACCACTTCTTCCGCTCAGCGCTGTCGAGCAGTGCGTTGTTGCGGGCCTCGGTGATCTTGCGGTCGATGTCCTCGGGCTTGCCTGCGACACCGCCTCGGCGAGCCACAGCGGCCACGTCGATGTGTCCGGTGCGAGCCACGTCCGCGATCTCCTTGGCGTCATAGGGACGCTCGACGAGGTCCTTGGCGATCTGCTTGATTCCGCGCTCGCCGTTGGACATGACCTGCATGGCCCAGAAGGTGTTCTCGGCCTGCTCGCTCGGGAAGTAGCGATGCAGTTGGTCCTTCGTCATGCCCCCCTTCACGAGGTCGTTGTAGAAGGTGAAGCTGCGCTCCATGAGTGCGGGGTCGCGGCCGATGAGGGGCATACCCAACTCGGCCTTGTACGTGTCGCTCAGCATGTCCTGCGACGCCTTGCGCGTGCCGGGGTCGAGCGTGTACATGGCGAAGGACTTCACCGCGTCATCGGACGCCATGGGGCGCACGAGGCCGGTGCCGTCGCGGGAGGCCGCCAGGGCCGGGTATAGGGCCGAGGCGTCCTGGGACATCCCGGCGTCGTAGTGCTCACTGAGGACCACGCCGGGCGCCTTGCCGAAGCTCGATGCGACGCGCATGGAGTCCTGGGTGCCGTAGTCGCCGCGCTTCGCAGCGAGGTACAGGTTGACGCCGGCCTCTTTCATGATGCCGCGCTGCCATTCCTGGAGCAGGCCGAACTTGTCCAGGCCGACGCCGTGAACGGAGTCGATACCCATTGCGCGCTTCGCATACTCGGCGACGCGCTCAGGCGGCAGGATGCCGTGAGGGTACTGGGCCTTCTCCATCGCCATGTCGCGGTGGTAGTTCTGCAGTGCGAGGCCCGCGTCGTAGGTCTTGACGGAGTTGGTGCGCTTCAGGATTTCACCGCTGATGCGGTTGAAGTATTCGGGCTCGCTCTTGTCGAGACCGAGTTCCTGCATGGAGCGCAGCACGCCCTCGCCGTGGCCGTCGTTCTGGACGCCGGCCGCGATGGCGGACATCAGTACCTTGTCGCGGGTGACGTTGTCACCATGGACGATGTTGCCGACGCGCTGGCGCAACTCGGCGAACTTCCCGACCGTCATGCCCTCGGGCGACAGGATTTGCCGCACGGTGTCCTCGACGACCTCGGCCGTCGTGTTCTGCATCACGGTGGCACGGGAGGCCTCCTGGTACTGCGCGATCTGCTGGTCGGCAGACTTCGAGAACTGCGACAGCATGCGGGCGTCGTAGTCGGGGTTGCCGGTGCCGGAGCCGACCTGCTCCTTGAAGTAGTCGCGAGCGACCTTGTTCAGGTCTACGCTGCCGTCGAGCGGCTGCTTCGCCATGTGGGCACGGAGGCCCTCGGACAACTCGAACGCGTGTGCGTCGGCGGCCGAGACCTGGTACGTGCCGGCGTAGGCGTGGCGGTCCGCGTACTGCGGGTCCATCGGCTTGCCGAGTTCTTGGTCGGCCACGGCCTGCTTGGAGAGCGCTTGGTTCTCGCGCTCGATCTGCACGAGGTCCTGCTGGTGGTTGACCGCGTCGACGGTCTCCAGGGCCTTCTGGCCCGCGTTGAAGAACGAGCCGAGGGCCGAGCCGATGGCTTCGAGCGCCCGACCGTCGTTGGTGTACTGGGCCGCCGTGGGCTTGTAGAGGGCCGTGTTGACGCTCGGGGCGTCAGCGGTAGAGCCCACGTCGCTATGGCGCGTGGGGGTGGAATCGAACTTGCGCGATGCTTCGCCGGCCATTTACCAGTTCCTTTCGGTGGGAGCGACGTAGTCCTTCTTCAGGAGGTAGTCGCTCTCCAGGTTCTTCTGCGTGGTGCGCTGCACCGACTGCCCGTACTCGCGGGCACCGGCACCCACTGCCGCCGATCCAATCGACGACAGGAAGCGCATCTGGTTGGCGCCGAAGGCGGCGTTGGCCGCGCCGAGCGCGTCTGCGTTCTGGGTCTGCGCTGCGGCGATCTGGCCGCGCACGGTGGACCGTTGGTTCGCGAGGGACGCGTCGATGCGCGAGTAGTCCTCGGCCGCACCGGCATTGATGTTGATGGCGCGGGCCGCCAGGGAGCCGCCGCCCTCGGCCGCGATCACGCGGGCCATGGATAGCTGCTGCGAGGCCTTGCGCACCCGGTCGGTCTGGGCCTCGAAGGCTTGGGCCTGGGCTTGCCGGTCGCTCTCTTGGGCGACGCGGTAGCCCTCGCGGGTGTTGTTGTTGGCGGTCTCGGCCTGCTGGATTACTGCAGCATCGCTGGCCGACTTGGACATCGCCGCGCCGGCTACCGCCGTGACGAGCAGCGCAATGGTTGTGGGTTCACACATGACGGTAGTGGGGAATGAAGTGGGGGTGCCCCACGTCGTTCTGCGTGAAGCCGAGCCACCGCAGCCAGTTCAGGTGCAGCGCGTTCTCGCGCCACGGAGCACAGGCCAGGGTGGGGTATTGCGCATGCGCCTTCTGAATCGAAGGCTTGCAGGCGCGAAGGAATGAGAGGGGGATGGACTCAAGCTCGGGGGTGCCGAGCATCCAGATGGAGCCAATCCCAAGGGACAGGGGCTGGACGCCCCAGATGCCGGCAAGCTCGCCGGACGGTGTCTCGATAGCCTCGCAAATCGGAGACCCATGCCACGCACGGATCACTTTGAATCCCTCTGAACCCTCGCCACTCAGCGCAAGCTCCTGGCGGTCGCAGTCCCGAAGGTTTGCTGCGAGGCGCCAGCAGTCTGGCGGAATGGCGGGTCGTAGGTTCATTGTGCGAAGGGGTTGGTGTACCGGGCCATCAGGGTGAAGCCGGTGATGGCCGTGGGGCCGGTGGAGGTCGTGGAGAGCGTCAGTTGCGCCGCGTCGCCCTTGCTGTTGAAAGGGATGCGGTGCTGGGTGTTGAAGCCCAGGCCCGGGACCAGTGCATCGCCGATCACCCGCGCGGAGCGCTGGTAGGTCTGCTGCACACGATCCGGCCGCGTGACGGTCGCCGTGAAGTCGCCGGCCACCAGGGCGTCCAGGACCACATTGCGAACCTGCAGGCGCCCGAGGGGCGTCGGCTTGTCATCACCCACAGTCGCGTAGAACGGACTGAAGGTCGCGCTGCGCGTGAAGCGCGTGCCCAGAAGGCCGACGCCTTGCGCGAGATGCGACGGGAAGTGGCCGAGCCACTGCGTCCCGTCCCATACCGTGGTCAGGGCGTACTCGCGATACCAGGAGTCGCCTTGGCTGACAGCCAGGATGAGCCCAGGAATCTGCTCGAAGCCCGCAGGCAGCATGACCTCGCTGCGGTTCCGCGCGGCGTTCCAGGTGATCTGGACGGCCTGCTGATAGTCCACGCGCACCGTGGTGCCCATGTCCGCTTCGACAGGAACCGAGAGCAACCACAGGTAGCCCGAGGTCCGCGCGAGCACGCACAGCGCACCCTCGTATACCCAGAAGTCATGGATGGCCGTGACGTTGGGGAACGTCAGCTTCGACCACGCGTTCTGCGCACGCTGCGCGTCCTTGAAGTACCCGGTGTGCACGTACAGCGTCCCGGGGTCCGAGGGCGTCCAGACGTAGTGCCGGCCGGCCTGGGCCGAACCACGGATGCGCGTGACGCGTCCAGGCACGTAGGCGGGAACGTGCTTCGACAGGTCCTCGGCCACGTTGTTCGCGGTCGAGTCGTCGTAGTTGTATTCCCAGAGCGTGGAGCGTCCTTCGGTCTGACCGGCGAAGTACAGCGAATCGCCGATGACTCGGGGCTCGCAGCCCTCGTTCAACTGGTAGCGGGTCGCCACGCCGATCACTGCGTCCGTGGGGGTCACCGGCTTCTCGCCAGGAATCTCCAACTGCGCCGTGTCGGCCATGACCATCAGCTTGTTGCGGAAGGCCACGAGGTGTTGGATATTGCCAACGTCGGGGGTGTCCGCCGGCAGGCTCACGGGGTCCGCAGGGCGAACCTCGCGGGCGCTCTCGCGGTAGAAGTTGAACAGGTCGTCCGGCTGGCTGCTGTAGACCGTGTCGGCTGCGGAGAACCACAGGCGACCCTTCCACTGCGCCATAGCCGTGATGGCCTTCCCGATGAACCCAGGCTGTGGGTTGCTCTCGTCGTCACCGACCTTGCGCGGGACCCAGTCGATGGGCTGAAGCTCGAAGCTGTTCACGCCGACCTGATGCAGCCGGATGGGCATCGTGCCCTGAGCCAGCGTTGCGGTGGTCGCAGAGTACGGCAGGTAGCTGCACTCGACCCAGGCGTTCTTGGTCGCGTCGTACTGGACGTAGTAGGACGACTTCGAATCCCCAGAGCCCAGGTCCACCAGGAGTGGCACCCCCGACTCGAAGGTCGGAGGCAGGTCCGCGATAGCGTTCACGCGACCCTTGATGCACTGGAAGGCCGAGGAGTCGAAGTCGTTGTTGGCGACCACCGAGGCGATCACGTCGACAGGGCCGGTCATCTTGATGACGTTGCCTGCGGGACGCGAGGCGGCCACGCCGGGCATGTTGGCGGCGATGGTGTTCGTGAGCGCCATCGCAACGAAGTCACGCGTGACGATGTTGCCCTGGTTGGCCTGGAGGACCCAGGCCGCCGTGCCTCGACTGGAGATGACCGTGAAGGACTGGGCGGCCGTGGACAGCTTCTTGACCACCAAGTAGCAGGAGGTCAGCGCAGGCTGTGCTTGCACCGTGGCCTGCGTTGCGACTCCTGGGTTCAGGATCAGGGTGGTGTCCGCGATGCTCAGGAACTTCAGTGACTGCGAGGAGCCGATGTAGTTCTGCACGTAGGGGCCGTAGCTCAGCGACGCCAGGGCGCCGTTGACGAGGTTGCGGACCTCCAGGGCGCCGGACTCGACGCGCTTGAGCACGACCCACCGCTGCCCGTCCGTGGTGCGGAAGAAGTGGTGATTGCCCGTGGTGTACAGGCCAGGATTGAGCGCTGCGATGGCCGTGGTGCCACTACGGTCCACGATGCCGCCGATGTCAACCGAGGGCAGGAAGTTGTTCAACTCCTGCATCTGGCTCGGCGAGCGGAGCAGCGGGGCTTGCCGGCTCACGCCGTGGTACAGCCCGCCGATGCGCGGCTGCAGGAGTCCGTCCATCAGATGCCTCGCCGGTAGGATTGACGACGCAGGTACGCGAGGTCGGGGTTGTCCAGGATGTTGAAGTCGTCCTCTTGGGACTCAGCGTCGCCAGCGTCAGCGCCGGCTTCCGCACGCTCGGCTTGGCCGAACTGGTCGAGGAGTTGAGAGCCCACGAACCCGCGCTGGTACTTCAGGGCGGCGGCTGCGACGATCTGTCGCTGCACGTGGTAGGGGCAGGCCTCGAAGGGGAAGTTGAGGACCCAGTCGACCTTCAGGGGCGCATCGAACACGTCGGTGCGCTTCTCCAGGTCGTACAGGAACAGGCCACGCTGCGCGACCTTGACCGTGGGGTCACTTGCGTCGACCTGCAGGGCGTTGTCAGGGACCGCGAGCTTGCCGTCCACGTCGGGCGTCAACTCGACCTCGGTCTCGCTGTTGAAGTTCCATCCCTTCGCCAATACCTTCCGGGTCTCGGCGTCGAGCACGGCGCTGCAGTTCGCATAGTCGCCGGCACCCTCGACTTCGACGAGGATGACTTGCTCACCAACGGCGATGAGCATTTCGTTGATTGCTTGGAGTCTGGAAAGCATTGGGGAGGAGACGAAAAAAAGAGGCCCCCGATTTCTCAGGGGCCTCGTTGAGCCTTACGGCAGCTTGAACTCGACAGCGAGTTCGCTGCGGAGCGTGCCGTGGCCGTTCACGCGCTTCGCGATGAGCACGTCTTCCTGGCGACGGAAGTCACGACCTTGCTCGACGGTCACGCCGAGCAGCGACAGCGACGCCACGGCGTCCGGCGCCCACAGCAGACCCGTGGTCTTGCTGAAGTCCGCGCGGTACTTGGCGTACACGTCGACAGCGGCCGACTCGTTCGTGTCCGGCAGGAGGTTGGACGAGAAGATCGTCACGCCCTCGAAGCGGATCGCGTCCGTCACAGCGGAGCCCACGCCGGCCGAGGCCAGCGAGACCATGCTGTTCAGGTTCACGTACACGCCGTTGACGGTCGCGTACTTGATCGCGTCGAACACGGCCGGCTTCACGACCATGTACAGGGTCACGCCTTCCGGCACGTTCTTCGCGCGGAGCTTCAGCTTCGCTTCGCGAATCTTGTTCATCCACACGATGCCGTCGATGGCACCCGACGTGATGAGGCCTGCGTCCGAGACGCTGGAGCCACCCGAGTTCGGGATGGCCGCCACGGCAGCGGAACGCGCAGCCAGGGCGATGGAACGGAACACGTTCTGGTCGTAGGTACGAGCCAGCGCAGCGCCCATTTCCTGGGTCATCGGGCCGCGCACGTCGAAGTGCGTCATCAGGACATCGAGGTCCCAGAGTTCGTGCACAGCGACCAGGGGCGCGTCGACCGTCACGGTCACTTCGTCGGTCGCGAAGTTGTTACCCAGGAGTTCCTTGCCGCGCGTGATGTAGCCGGCTTGCGAAGCGCCGGTACGCGGGAACTGCCAGGACTTGCCTGCGCCGATGGTCTTCTCGCGGGTCTTGCCTGCGGTCAGGGTGGCGGCCATGTAAGCCGTGAGGACTTCACCGCCGAACTGCTTCAGGAACAGGTTGCGGTCGTCACCGGTTTGGCCGGAGCCGAATGCGACGGGCGTGCCGTCGTTGGGGCCGAAGTTCATTGCGAACTGCTTTCTTTCTGAGGGGAGGACGAGCGCTGCCCCGCCGCTTGGGAAAGCGGACGGACGGGAAGCGCGATGGGGGTTGGCTGTCAGGGCAGGGATCGAACCTGCGACCGGTGCGTTAACAGCGCACTGCTCTACCGACTGAGCTACCTGACAAGAAACGAGGGTTGCCCCTCAGGGGTTAGAAGCGGCTGGCCGCGAGCTTGGCCTTCACGTCGTTGTGATAGGCCTGATCGGTCCAATAGCGCGGGTCGGCCATTGCGGCGACGACCTCCTGATTGCTGCGGAAGCCCGTGACCACCGGCTGCGAACCGGAGCCCATAGCGAGCTTCGGGTCTTGGCCGGTCGTCATGCGCTGGCGCAGCACCGCGATGGCTTCAACGGCCATGGGGCCATTGAGTTGTCCATCGAAATACTCGCGCTGCTCGGCACTCAGGTTCTTTTGGCCCCAGGCTACGAGTGCGTCGAACTCCGCTTTGCCGCCAGCGGCGGTGTGGAGCTTGCCCACGGTTTCGCGTTGCAGGGCTGCTTGGCCCGCACGGAAGGACTCGTGGATCGACGCGATTGCCTCGTCTTCCAGGCCGACGCCCTTGAGGGCAGCAGCGAGGTTGTCGGGAATCTTCTCGGCAGCGAAGCCGGACTGGAACGTCCCGTCCTTGAACAACTCACCGAGGTTCGGCGTGGAGGGCTTGTCGCCTTCCTCGCCTTCCTTGGGCTTGTTCGTGTCGGGCTCGTTCTCGGCCGGCTTCTGCTCACCCGGCTGTGACTCGCCTGCAGGCTTGTCGGTCAGACGGGGGCTCGGGGTGTCCGCAGCAGGGTCCTGGGCGCCCTGGGCCGCAGCCTCAGGATTTCCTTGGGCCGCAGGCTGGGCTGTGCCGCTGGCCTGTGCGAACTGGGCATCGTAGGCCGCGATCATTGCTGCGCGGTGCTCGGCGCTCCCGGGGGTGGGCGCTGCAGGGGTTGCGCTTACCTGTGTTCCTGCGGGGGCTTGAGCGGATGCGGGGGCGCCAGGGGCGCCTTGGGTTTCAGTCGTCATTGAGCGTTGAGTGCTTGTTGAGCCGCTGCGCCAGCGACAGGACCAGCAGCCGCCTTGGTGGCGTCGGCGATCATCTGTTGCTGCGCCTCAGCTTCGCGCCGGGCCTGGACCTCTGCGCCATCTCGGATGGAGCCGGGGAATCCCAGGGCCGCCACGGTGGGCGTGAGGATCGTGTCGAACTTGAAGTACATCGCGGCCTCCTGTTGGAAGGCCGGCGGAATCTCGTTGATGAGCCCGAACAGGCTGCGGGTCTTGTTGACCTGCGCGTCCTTGCCGAGGGCTTCGAGACCCGTGGTGACCTCGATGTCGACCTGATCGCCGAGGTTGGGGAGTTCCTGGCGGCTCTGCATCTGGGCCATGAGCTTGCGAATGCGCCACGCCTGCAGTTCGGTTGCGAGCAGGGAGTACACGCCACCAAGGGCGGTCTCGATTTCGCTCGCGAGCATCTGCAGTTCGTAGGCGGTCACGCGCTCGGCGTCCCGACGCAGGTCGCCAGTCAGCAGGAAGGCCTGGGCCAGTCCGCGCTGAAGGTCTTGCTTCTCGGCAGACATGGTCTGCATGGCCGCCGAGTTGTTGAACTGGAATGGCTGTACGTCCCCGTTGGGGCCGCCGCGACCGGAGAGCACCGCGCCATTGCGGGCCTCGGCGATCCGCTTGCGCAGGTTGCCGCCGGCTGCGTTCGGCGCGACGAAGATCAAGTTGCGTGCTGCGACAGCGCCGCTCTCGCGAAGCTGCTGCACCGTAGCGTCCAGGCCAACCAGGTCTGAGTAGTTCGCCTCGACGTGCGAGCGACCGTAGTTCTCGCCAGGGACGACCTCCCAGGCCAGCGCGTTCGCCGGCATGAGGCCGTGGTGCGCCGCCTCGAACTCGACCACTTGGTCGTCCAGGTCCTGCTGGACCGTGTAGCGGCCCTCGTCGCGCGTGGCGAACCGGGTGTACAGGACAGCGGTCTCGTCCTCCTTCTTCGACGTGCGCGAGCGCAGGTACTCAGGGAGGGCGCGGACCTTCATCTGCTCGGCAGTGACAAGCTCGATCACGCGACCGTTCCAGTCCCGGACGCAGACGAACTGCTCCAGGCGGAACTGCTTGATCGCGCCAGTCGGCGTGATGTACTCGGCCATGTTGCCGGCGACGATCAGGTGCAGGAGGGTCGTGTAGGTCGGCCGGCGCCACTGGAGCGCTTCGATCTTCGAGTTGACCAACTGCTCGCACTGGGCGAGGCCCTTGACGATCTCGGGCGGCGGCGTGAGCACGCCTTGCTTGAGCATCGTGCGGACCGGAACCTTCAGGTTGAACGAGGAGGTCCCCGGCGGCAGGAGCGCCATGAGGAGCTTCGACGCGAGGTTGATGGACGCTCGGGTGCCGAAGCTCTGGTGGGTTTGGGGGAGGACGCTGGCGGCCGTCTGACCCATGGGTGGGCAGACGCTCGCAACTGTCAGTGCGGAACAGGCACGCGCACGCTGGAGGTACGGATCACGATCCGGGACCAGCTCGTTGTAGCGGTCCTGGAGCTTCACAGGTTCACCCCGACGCCCGGGGGCGCGGTGAGGTACTGGGCTCGCAGGGACTGCCGCTGTGCGGTGCGCTTCTTGACGGTCTCGACGGGGGAGTCCTCGGCGCCGAAGATGGCCTTGGCGGCCGGCGCGTCAGGCTGCGGGGGCGGCGGTGCCGGAGGGGCTTTGGGGCTGGACATGGAGGGGGAGGTAGAACGGCCCGGTCCCCTCGAAGCCGAGGCGGTCCACCAGACGGCGGTGCTCGGGAAGGGGGTAGGCCCAGACGCCGAGGGCGCCGGAAGCTCGCGCTGAAGCGGCGAGGTACTTGAGAGTTCTGGGGGTCACCCAACGGCCACGAAGGGCCGAGGAGATGCAGAGATGGAGGACGACTTCTCCGGGACGTGCAGGCTCGAACCACACAGCGCCGCGAAGCTGACCGTCAACTCGGAGGAGATGCGTTGCGCATCCTCCCAGTAGAGGAGCAGTCCACTCAGCAGCGAAGGGGTATGCCTCGCGGCGAAGGAATGAAGCCAGTTCACTGGACCTCGCCTTCCTGTTCCGCCGTGAGCCTGTTGAGTTCGTCCAGGTCAACCGCCCACTGGCGGATGCTGTGGATCGCTTCATGGACGCCTGCGAGTTCGTGGGCCGCCGTGTAGTCCCGCGCCCGAACCAGGGCCAGGGCGTCCGCCGCCGGAATCAGGAATTCCAGGTAGTCGGCGACGACGCGCAGGCCGGCCGAATCCGGCAGGTCGAGCGGGAGCTTGCCCTCATCGAACCTAAGAGTCTTAGGTATGAGGATAGGGTCGGCATCACTTTGCGGGGGTTTATTCCTGGCGGCCGGCGCGGAGCGCTTCGTACCAGCTTTGAACCGCGCCCAGGCGTTCCGAATTGCGTCGGCAAATTTCATAGTTAGCGGCTACTGACTCGGCGAGGTCTGCGACCGTGGCGACGCCAGAAGGCTCCGCTTGATCGGGACCAGGGGTTCCGGGGGAATTGCCAGGGCCGCCGGCAGCGGAGGCAATGCGCGAACGTAGGCCGGCGGCTTCGTCGAGCAGCCGAGCAACGCGAGCGTCAAGACGCTGATTACGATGATCGGAATCAGCCAAGGCAGCGGAAAGATCAGACGTGATGCGGTCATGTTGGTTCTGGAGTTGGATGAGTCGGGTGTTGAGGTCCCGGGAGACCTGGGCGGTCACAGCCTCGGCGTCGGTCCTGGCGGCGTCGACAGCTTGGTCCTGGCGCACGGCGGCGGCCTGGGCTTCCAGGTCGCGCCCGTCCTGGATCAGGCTGGCGCGATACCAGAGCCCGCCACCCACGAGCGTCCCGAGCAGCATGAGGACTGCCAGGGCGCGGTAGAGCGGCGGGATGGTCATGCCGTCTTGTAGCGGTCGTCTTCGCCCGTCCCGGTGACCTCGTAGGCCAACAGGAAGCAGACGCATGCACCGGCATGCGCGAGGTGACTCAGGCCCGACTCGGGGTCCTTGTCCTCGCCGCGAATCCAGGCATACACGTGACGCAGCAAGGCGCTACCGACACGCATCCACTTGAAGCCCTTGCGCCAGTTGTGCGCCGCGTACTTCTTGGCGCCAAAGGTGAAGGCCTTGGCGATCTCGATGATTGCCTCGGGCGGCACCAGGGCCACGTCAACCTTGCCGTCGTCGGCCTTGATCGCCACGTCGGGCGACTTGGTCGGCGCGTAGCCCGCGAGCGGTACGAGGTCCACCGGGTCGGACGGGCGATCCCATGCTGCGTCGATGCCGTGCGCGGTCATCGGGGTGTAGTTACTTTGCGATTGCATGTGCGTTGAATGAGATGTCGTGAGGCCCACAGCGGTAGCTGACCTCACCAGTGGCGGGGTCGTACTCGTTGGGGCGCAGGATGCGGGCGAGTTGCGCTTGGATCAGCGCATCGGTCTCGTCCTGGCGGGGGAAGTCCTTGGCCTTCCCGGTCTTCGGCATGCGATACCGGGCGACCACTTCGGGCCACCAGTCGCGCATGGTCGTGAAGCGGTCCAGGAGAGCCTCGGCGCCCTTGGGTCCGCAGCCGGTGCAGCCACTGAATCCGTCCGTGCTGTCGCCCATGAGGGTCTGGTACATCCACTGCCAGTCGGCCCGCTCAGGGCTGATGGTGCCGACCTTGCCGGACTTCGGGACGTACAGGCGGCCGGGGATCGTCTTCATGTCCTTGTCGGACGAGATGATCGTGGTCCCCTTGCCGGCCAGGACGCCCATGGTGTCGTCGGCTTCCAGGCCGGGATACCAGATGGCCTCGAAGCGCTCGATGGCCCAGGCCTCCAGCGCCGCGTAGTGCTCCGGCTTCTCGCTGCGCCCCGACTTGTACGACGGGAACAGGCCCCGGCGGAACAGGCCGCGTGTGGGCGGCGAGATGACGAAGGTCAGCTTGTCACAGCCGGCGGCGTGGAGCCACGAGCCGACCATGTCGACCAGGGTGCGCTTGGCCTCCTTGAGGGTGGGCGGGCGCGACACGGCTGCGCCGTCTTCGCTGTCCCAGTCCACGTCCTCCTTCTTGATGACGGCGGCCTTGTAGATCGCCTCATCACCGTCGAGCAGGCCCTTCACAGTTCCGCGCCGACGCCCAGGATGTCGCAGTTGATCGGGAAGAAGCTCGGGTACTTCTTGCGGATGCGCAGCAGTCGCTTCGCGCTACGCTCGCGGCCCTTCGCGTCCCAGGACTCGTCGCCCATGTACGTGATGGTGTTGGCCCGCACGTCGCTGTCGAACGCCTCGGTGCGCAGGGTCCCCTTTGGGGTCACGAGAATCTGCGACAGACCGAAGTCGTAGGCGTACACGTCGGTGAACGGGCAGCGCGAAATGGGGATGACCTGGATCGGCGGCACGCCGCCCGGCAGCGCGATGTCCACGATCTCCTCGTCGTACTCGTGCGTCCCGCTCTGCGGGAAGTTGCACGAACCATTGAGCTTCTTCGTCAGCACGTCGACCGACGACATGAAGTCGCGCGGGTCGTGCCGTGTGTCCACGAACAGGTCGATGTCCTTGATGGGGCCACCCAGGAACGAATCGCGCGGGGCGCCCCCGCCGATGACGCACGAGGCGAACACGGTGGAGGCGATCTGCGCGACCTCTTGGAGGTCAGTGAGTTTCATGCCAGTTGGTTCCGATGTCGAACGCGCCGTCGAGACGGCAGCGGAAGTTGAAGTGCTCGCCTGCGCGAGTGATGGCGGCCATGCCGGCCTTGCCAATGAGTTCAGCCAGTTCGGGCTTGCACTCGATCTGCCATTCGTCGTGGACGTTGGCGCAGAAGCCGTAGTCCACGCCGTGCACGAGACCGCGCTCCGTGAGGTCCTCGTAGAGGATCACCAGAGCACGCTTCATGGCGATGGCGCCCGTGCCTTGCAGCAGGGTGTTGAGTGC